AGACGGCCATTGTGAAAACGAGAAGTTTGTTTCCTAGAGGAATAACTCGACGAATTCGTCCGGCACCGTTGGGTCCAACGAAAGGAATACTATTTACGGAAAAGGCCCAAGTTTCAGGTAAACCATTTATGGGAGCAATGTCAGTATAAAATAAGGTAGCTTGTTCGTAAGCCCATAGACGATCCTTAAACGTGAAAAGACCTTGAAAGTTACCAGTTGCACTAGATGGAATGCTTGAATACGTTATAGTATCAGCACTCCAGTTGAAATTAGTTATTTTGTAAACACCACTATTTTGCATGTTGAAATAAACAGTATCTTTATACTGACAAATACCATAACAAACAGAAGGTAGTGTTACAGACATAAAACCATCACCGGCAGCAGTTGCTCCAGCACAACGAACAAAATTTAATGCTGGAGGAAGTGATACTGTTCCATTAGGAACAATACTACCGGAAGAAGCCCAAGCAAAAGCAGGAAAGGCTGAATCGTATCTAGTAGGAAAGAGAGGATAGATAGTGTTAATTCTATCAATATGCTGGTTAAGACCAGACCCAGGCGCTACCTCACCTACTTTCCAATCAACAGAGGAACGCTTAATTCCTATGCGATTCTCCAGAGAGTCCCCAGTAGCGACCATATTGTAGGCCATAGCTGAGTAGCCATCAGGAATGTTCGAAGGCAACTCAGATGTATACATTCCCTGACCAAGAGCTATACGAAAGTATTCCTCGTCTTGGATTTTAGACGCTAGTGCCATCAGTTTACGTAATCTTCATAGTCCAACGGGTCTGGAATCTTGTAAAGTGCAGCTTCAGGAGCTTGTGCTTCATTTCTCCTTGTAGAAACACGACGATCGTACTGTTCCATTTCAGATTCAGCGGCCCTGAAGTTCTGATTCTTGTTGTGTGCCCTAGCAAGACAGTATTTCACAACATCTTCATGATAAACTTCAGGCACAGTGAAGGCATTAGGTCCAACAGCATCCATTGTGTCTGGAGTCTTGACATAAGTAATATTGATATTAGTGGTAGTTTCTGGCATAGGCCACAAATGAGCCTTATTACCCTCATAAAACCAATACTGAGTACCACCCTTAACTGCCGTATTCAACCTCATCATGTCCAACTGAGGCAAACTGATACTGACAAGGGCTGTATTGCCAATGGCAAGCCGTTTGATATTCACCTTATCAGGAATAGTGGCAGGAAAGGCCGTAGATGGCACAGAGATAGTCAAATCATTGTCCGCAGTTGAGCGAATAATGTCCAATTCGGCGTCATGAATCCAGTCAAAGATATCCTGGTCAATAATGACTACATTATATTCATCACCGAATTGACGCTTGATCTTGCGAAGGGCATCTGCAACTTCCATTAGTGCCTTTCAGCCGGACGGTCGTCATAGAATGTAAGCATATCACCCGTAATAGAATCTCTAACTGTGTAGCGACTCTTCATTCCAGCTATATGCTTCACCACGTCTTTGGCTTCTTCTCGTTGTTCTTGGTATCGTTGCTGGGAAGCTCGTCGTCGTTGCTCTTCCATAGATACAAGAGCATTAAAAACATCAAGGCGCTGAGTATCACTATTATACAGACGCTGAAGAATCTGCTCATCTAAGACCCATGCCCGCAACACGGGTCGAAGAACACCGTCTTTCCCTCTCTCGGCAATTACGAATGGCTCATCTGTGATGCCAGTCGCTCTTTCTGGGTTCAAACAAAGTAATTCGAGATTCTGATCGTAGTCCTTAATAGCCTCAGCAATACGCAGAGCATCACGTTCTACGATGTTGCCGTCAACGATCAAATGATCGCCGGTACCAGGATCATACCAATTACTCACCGGAACCTGTATTCGTATCTTCTGTTTTACCGGAAGTCATCCGTGCTTCACGGTTAGCCTGACGTGCTACCGTCTTCAACTCCCGTGCCACATCCTTGATGATCGCAGCAGGATTTGCATTGATCGTAGCATTAGACATGTTAGTAATCAAATTCAGGTTTTCAACTACAAGAACCAACTTATCAACTGCTTCTTCAGATTCTGAAACCAGTTGAGTTGTGTTAGCAACCTTCTCTTCATTCAATAGTTCATCTTCGGTCTTAGGACGTTCAGTCCACACCTCTGTAGGTACTCCATCGACCAATTCTACCGAATAATCATGTGTTATAGTATCAGTATTGGGTGGACGATCTGTAATTACTATTGGTAACCAACCATGTGGACCAATAATTTCAACTTCCCAGGTCAACAAAGTATAATCATGGTTACGTAAATCCCACCATTGACCATTAGCAGTTACATCAGTAGGTTCAAGCAAATCAGGTGGCGATGTAAGTGAAACGATAGCATCCTCAAGAACACGAGCATAGCTCACGGGGTTCCCCATTTCGCCTTAAGATAATTATAGGTAGCGGACAGATCGACCGGAGTCATCGTCCCGCTGACGACGAGTAGTTCACCTGTTGCCATTGACGGCTCCGGAATAGCACTCCCAGTCATTCCATAGGGACCGACCTGGAATCCAACCGGAATTTGAGGATAATTCTCGCCCGTAGCTCGAACACCATCAACATCCAGCCAAGAACTCGATCCATTATGACAGGCACCAAACAAATGAAGCCTCGTGTCCTTCGTGGGACCAGGATGTTGGAAGTAGGTGATCTCTCCGCTGTACCACTCACCAGGACTGCTGCCATACCAATAAACACACCGATCCCCCGCCGATACCGTCGTCCACGTATAAGCGGTCTCGTCAATTGCACGAGGTCCGTTGAACCAGAACACACCAATGATTGTTTCGACGGAGGTACGGGTCCAACTAGTATTCCGCAATTGGGTAGCGCCTGTTGACACTGGATGTTGGGAAACCATCGGTTTCCCATTAATAGACGTGAGTTGAACTGTGTTGGTAGTGATAGGGGTTAAATGATGCCCTTGACCAGACTTATCGTTCCACGCAGTCACATTGGCAGGGTTAATAACGGTACTGGCATCTGAAGAGTCCCACCATGCCACCAAGTTGGGCAGTTGTGCCGGACTCCACCACTTCAACGCTAAATATTGTTCTACTTGTTGACGTTCTGGTATAGTCAACGCTCTATCATATGCAATGACTTCAGCGATCTGACCATTCAATCTATAACCACTCCCAAGACTTCCCAAATAACGACCACCAAATACCCAACCACCAGTAGCAACACCCCAAGCATCTGTATAAGTAGCTGATGGAGTACCTAAAACACCATTCTGAAATAACTCAACCAAACTAGCAGTAAGTCGAGCGGAATATACAGCAAAAGGAGTAGGTTTACTTCCGGCAATCCTTGCAGGTTGATTTTGTCTGTCTAAACTAAGTACGCCACTTCCGCCTTGAACAGTTTGAATAGGAAACGCCGTAACAGATGCATAATCAGTTTGACCAGGAGAATATGCAACTACCATTCCAACAAAATCATTCTGCACTGTTTCCTTACCAACAACAAATACAGTAGCATTTCCAATATTTACTCCCGTAGAACCAGTAGAGAAAAGTATGTCACCACCATCAAACACTAAAACATTCTTACCATTTTGCGTAGCTATACCTGTCATTGGTTTCTCTGGAGTTACAGTCTGGACTACGTGTCTGTTATTTCCAGATTTATCATTCAATTGAGACACTGCACCAGCACTAGCAGTAATAGTTGCAACATCTGAAGCGTCCCACCAACCAGCTAAACCATTAATAGGAATAGGAGAGACACTAGTTACTGTTCTTTGAGATGCTATAGTTCCAAGAGCAGTTGGCATTAGGCCATATCTCCTGTCAATGCCCAGGTAGTAGCACCCATTTTAATAGCAGTAACAAAAGAACCAATAGCCCTAGCGACAGCAGAAGGAGTTGGTGCAACATGCCAGGTTGCACCGGAACCTAATGCAAATGTTGCTGGACCACCAACACATACGAAATCAACACGCTGACCAGTAGAGATTCCAGCAGATGGCAACGTAACTGTTGCAGTACCAGACATACTCTTCAATTTACCAGCATCAGCAGCAACTACAGAATAAGTAGTTCCTGCAACAGCCTCAATTGTTTGAGCAGCAGTAGAAACATCTACAGCAGCAGTCTCTAAGGCCAACGGCCAGGGGGAAGAACCAGGCTCAAAGATTGGTTCGGCGTAGTACGTGGAGAATGAAGCAATAGACGCTGGATAAACGTCAATTCCATTTTCAGCTGCAAACCTAATCCACTGAACATTAGTAGTATTAGTTACAGCTTGTAGAGCACTGTTACGAGGAACCCCAGCTTCAGGATTAGTTCCAATTGAGAAGGTCCATGTAGAGTTAGCCTCGACCAGCACAGGTGTTGGGAAGTTAACAATATATTGACCCGTAGTGGAACGGTTATCAGTCATCGAAGAGACTTTAACCTGATCCGTGTCACGCCATGCAGCAAAATAAAGCATGGCCGATGAAACACTTCTCCGTTGATAACGGATACCAGTTACTCTACCCGCAACGGTAAATCGTACCTGCATTCCACCAATATGTACGGACGAACCTTCGTTATCTGGAGCAGCAGCACAAGTAGGAGTCTGAGCAGCACCAAAACTAGCAGCAGTTTTAGGACCATACATATCGTCACCAACGGTGTCGATATAATAATCACCAACTGCCCCTACTCCAACATCTGGAACAACAGCACCAGTGAGAATTGTAGAACCACCAGCAGCAGTTGAAGCCAGAGAAATTGAGTTAGCTGCATCATTATATGTAACTGTTACGTTCGTATGCGTTCCAGCAGCCAAAGCTGCCGCTGTTGCATCTACAGCGTCTTCTGTAGTAATACCACCACCGCCACCTGAAGCAGCTAGTGAAATTGAATTGGCAGCATCATTATAAGTAACAGTGACATTAGTATGTGAACCTGCTGCAAAAGCAGCAGCAGTAGCGTCTACTGCATCTTCAGTAGTAATCCCTCCGCCACCAGGAACACCTTGAATACCTTGAATACCTTGCGGACCTGGAGCACCAGTAATACCTTGCGGTCCTGTAGCTCCTGTAGCACCAGTTAAACCAGTATCACCCTTTGTACCTTGTGGTCCTTGTGGTCCAGTAGCACCAGTAGCACCAACAGGCCCAGGAAAAGCAACCCAGTTACCACCAGACTTAACCTTAATTACATTAGCTGTAGTATCAGCCCAAACTTGATAATTAAGAGCTACAGGATCAGCAGGTCCAACCCAAACTTCGTCAACATCCACCCATTTCTGCGGATCATCTGCAAGCTTAAAGGTTCCACCTACACGGACCTTCAAAGCTCCATAAGCACCTACGTTAATATCCCACCACAAAAGAATACCAGCATCAACAGGCTGTGTAGGACCAACATATACTTCAACACCAGACGGTGCAGAAGGACCAGCGATAACTGGCTGACCATTCAGATAGACCTCTCCAAACAAGAAGAGACGACTATCTTCAAAGATAGTTACAGAACTATCCCTAGGTACGTAAATATCCGTACCGTTATAAACAACGGTATCATTGACGTCAGCAGGATAAGACGGCATTATTTTTTACCTACAGGGGTAGATTTGAGCCTAGACTTAGCCGCAGATTTTAAAGTGGAACTCTTAGGTGTCGAACCGTACTTGTGGGACCATTTCTTGGCAAGCGACGGATGGTGTTTCCAAAGATACCGTCGCTGTTTCTCACTCGTGAAGGGCATTACTTCCCCTTCAGACGCTTCTTCGCTGCTTCTTGCAGGAGATTCTTTGGCTTCTTATAATTATAAGAAGTATCCCGCCACATATTCTTTGGCGGTGGACCAGTAGGGATGCGTCGTCTTTCTGGTATCTTCTCTATATCCCTTTGCCGAGTCTTTTTCTCTCCAGAGACATTTCGCTTTGTGTACGGTACTACTGGACTATCTTCGTGGGCACTTGTTCCAACTGGCGTCCCCATGCCGTCTCGCCAAACGACACTATCATAGGACATACCTTTGCCCAGTTTCTTACCGTATTTCTCAACTTTACGATCTTTAGGTTGTGTCATGAAATGTCTCCAGACAGCAAGTAAGGGAGAAAGCCTGCGGTGCCTTCTCCCCTACTTGACTTCGCTTCCCGGCGATTTTCTTACGATTCAGTCAGGTTCGTGAACTTTCCATGAGCGTTGCGCTGGTGGGTACCGAACTGCCAATACTGCTTCATCATGCCTTCAAAGGCGTCGTAATCCACGACCCACTTCAAGACAGAACCATCTCGGTCTTCCCAGAACCACGGCTTATCTCGCCAAATCTTCATTTCCTTCTCATTCAAGAAGAACATGGACTTGGCAGGAGTATCGGGATCGGCAACAAGCGGGATATCCTTCTCACCGTACATGAAGGAAAGCCCCGTAAGACCACCATCAAACTTCTTCGGCTCGTTGTAACGCCGAAGACCAGTCATCAGGTTCCAATATGCACGACGAACTCCGAGCGATGCAAAGATAGCAGTTGGAACCTTACCCGAAGCAACTCGGATATCATCCACCATCTTAATCATTGCCAACTCAGTAAGTGACGTGACAGCAGCATCTTCCTGTGACTTCCACACTGAAGTAGTAGCTGGATCAAGACCGTGAAGGGCACCCGAGTTATCGACGATCTTGTTAATTCCAGTCGGTTCCTGGTTATAGTCGCCAGTACGCACAACATAGTTACCAGTCACAACAGTCGGAGCACCAGCACCAACAGCAAAAGTAGTAGCAGTCAGAACTGCCGAAACAGTAAGTGCTGTACCACCAGCAACAGGAGTACCGGCGTTAACAATGTCAATGACCATTCCCTCATCAATATACTGAGTGGAATCGACAGTAACAGTTGCGCCAGTGGAACCAGCAGTAGCCTTTGCCTTAATACCAGACGCAATTGCAGCGTCGATATGTCCATAGGCAACGCGGTTCTCATCCTTAGCGATATCGTCCTTGATGCCATCCATTTCCAAGTCCATACCGGACGAGAAAGCTTGACGGTTTGATTCAGCAAGTTCGATAAGTTGGCCGGTCAAGCGAACTCGACCGTAGCCATACTTAAGATTTTCTTGAGCAGCCTTAACACCTTGACGCCCTGCGGGTGCCAATTGAGTGTTCTCTGCACGATACGAGATACCAGCGTTACGGGAAACACGAACTGGGAAAGTAACGTACTTACCACCAACGGCGTCAGTAGTAGTTCCCTCAGCGGTCTGTTCGATCCGCTTAATCGTGATTCGCTCTTCGTTAAGCTGGTTGTTAATGTTACCCTCATAAATCTCTTTGAGGATACCACTAACAGTGGTCATGGTTGCGGACAAGGTTCCTACCCTTCTAGTTGAGCTAACATATTTTCGACTGCTGCCTTACGGTCAGCACCCCGAAGCTTGCTGGTATCAACCTGGCCTGTAGGAACTCCGCCTTGACCCCCCATAACTTTAGGGGCTTGTCTCTGAGGAGTTGGTTGGCTGCTGTATTTACCTAACATGGCTTGCCAGGCTTGCATAGCCTGTTGTACGTTACCATGCTTAGACAACTCCATAACGATGAAGTCATCGTTGAAGTCTCCAAACTGATTATGCATCTGTTCGATCACATTGTCAAGTTGGTACTGACCTTCTGCCTCTTGTTGTGACTTCTCAAAATTAGTTTTCCACTCACGCAAATCTTGCAATTCTTTCATAACGTTCTGTTGGAACGTATCATCTACAGGAGCAGCAGTCTGCTGCGGTTCATCACTGTAATCAAATTCTTGCTGGTCAGACATTTCCTGTTCCTGTTGAATCCGTAGAATTCTAGCAAGTTCTTGATCGAACTTGTCTCCGTATTGTTCCTGTAGGCCATTCCACATCAAGCGGAAAAGGTTTTCTGGGTCTTGACGGAACTTATTAACGAACGCTGTATAGCGTTGAAGTTCGTCTGGAGTTCCAAGAGTTTCGTAAGGCTTTAGCCGGGAAGAGTAATCTTGGAATTTCTTTGTTACTTGCCCATCCCATTTCTTAACATACGGAGCAAGTAAAGTCCTGTGTTCTTCTGGCATACCATTCAAGAAAGGGTTTGCTAGAGAAAAGTCCTCTCCTACCTCAACAGCAGGTTCGGAGCCGTTTGTATCACCTACAGGGGTATCACTACTCCCAAATTGTACGTCATCCATTAGTAAGGTGCTCCAGCTTCAGCAGGTACAGGAGCCGCAGAATTACCGTTGGAACCCATTTCAAGTTTAGCCGGTTCTGTGCTGCCAAGTGCCTTCTGTGACATTGCCTTGTCAGTTTGTAGTGCGTTCCGTTCCTTCATGATTTCCATCTTGTGTTCATCAACATGGTCCTGAATAATAGCCTGGATTTCAGGTGCAAGCATTTCATACTCTTGTGTCTTCTGGAAAGACTGGTGTTCGTTGATATGAGCTTCGTGGTTATCAAACGGGTTAACAGTAACAGCGTACATCACTGGCTGACCCATTTCATCCAGTTGAGTTTCACCAGTCATTGGATCACGCTGAACTTCCTGCTTGAAAGCAGGACCAGTCGGCATTCCAGTCATAGGATCAATTTGCGGCTGACCCTTAGGGTCAATCTTGTTAAGAGGTTGACCTTGTGACATGAAGACATTCTCTCTAGAAGCATGACGAACGTCAAGCATCATCTCATCGTAAAGCTTGTTCGTCTCATTCATCTGTAGGTACTTCAAAGCCTTCGTCGGGTCAATAACACCCATCTTCATCAACTCAATAATGAAGGCTTGTTTCGCCGCTTGGCTTCTAGGAGCCATAGAACCAGGCTCAACACGGAAGTCCATGATAGGATTCAAGTCGGCAGCCTTGAATTGCCTAGTTTCCATGACCTGATTCTTACTGGTCATGGCTACAACACGCTCTATAGGCCAAAAATCATGTACGTTAGCTAGTACCTGAATAC